AACTGGAGTGAAGAACACTTTTGCGTTGTTGAACCAGCCACTGCTGCCGGCGGATTCAAGTTTCATCACGTAGAAGGCCAACTTGATCAACTCAATTCAGACTTGCTCAAACGCGGGAAAATTCTTTTTGCCACAGGCAAAATTGCACAAGGTTCAGATCTGCTGACCACAAGAGATTATGAAGAAAACACAGATTTGATTCAATCTCTCAATGATGAACAAGTTATTTTTGCTGATCTAAAAATTCGCAAATATGATCATGTATTTTTCTTCAACTCTAAAACAAGATTCAATGACCTCATCATAGATCATGTCACTGGTCAGCGGTTGGATTATATTGGCATTGTTGGACGTAGAACTCGTGGATGGAACGGGCGTTATCAGGCCAATGGTGTATTGCCTACATTTACTGGTCTGCTACCAGGATTTGATGCGCTGGTCAATGACATTGTTGAAACTCGCAGACCTGAGAAATCACAATTTGACAACTTCCTAGGCAGACTGTCTAAATCAAACGTTGTGCCAGTAAAAACCACTGTGCTCAGTGAAGTTATTCCTGATGCGGGTGTTGAATTTTTATTCAGACAGGGTCTACAAAGTGCTTCGGGCACCAACTTGGCCATCACAGCATTTTTCCGAAATGCCAATATTGATATTCCTGGTCGTAGTCAAGACATCAACGTCAACGAACAATGGTTGTTTGCCAGCGGAGAGTTTGGCAAACTAGGCAACAGAAAAATCTGGGAAATTGAACTCAGAAAAGAAGATTTGGTCAATGATCGTCAAGTGATTAGATTCCTTGAAGGAAGAACAGATGTTGACCTACGCAGTGACAACATCATTGATATTATTGGCCCTAGAGATCCTCGCTGGATCAATCGTGATAGTTTTGATATACGTTTTGAAAAAGTAGCCCGTGCTGACATAGAGCAACAAAAACTTGCCACTATACAAAAGTGGTTGCCCAGTGCTGGTGTTGCCAACATTGATCAAACTGATCTTAAGGCCAGAGATTTAAATCAACTGTCCAATGGCCTAGCGTTGGACGATGAAAAAGTTCAACATCTACTGTCAATTCTAAGTTTCAGCAAGTTCAGAAACTATGAGCCAGAAGATCTTGTTTGGAACGAAGGCGCTCTTTATAAGTGTGTGACAAAAGTCCAAGGCGGAGAAAATACCGCTTGGGATCCTGAACAGTGGACAATCTACAATGTAGAAGCAACATCGTTGCCTCCAAACATTTGGGTCAGCGATTACAATTTCAAAAACCCGTTCTCAGAAACAACTCCTCCCGGAGATGCTGACGTTGTAGGATGGAATGTGCTACAGTTGGTAGGACCCACTTATGTTGAAGAATGCTGTCCAAATGCTATTCAGACAGGGTTAAATGAAAGTAAAGTTACTTTTGGTAGCCCGCATCGTTTGACCACAGGAGATGTATTCCTAATGGTAGGAGCCAATGACGGCAACTACGACAAGTTCCACACAGTCAAAGATCGTGTTGATGACTATAACGTATTGATCGAAGGTCGTAGCACCAGCAATACACCTATTTTTAACCTAGTGGTATTCAAACTAACTTCAATGAAGTTTGGTTCTGTTGAAAGTCTACAGGCACAGTTAAATGGCGTTGAAGGTCTTAAAGAAGGCATGAAAGCCTTTGTAGAACCTGACGGAAGTCCTGACGGTGAATACATTGTTTACAAGTATACCAATCAAGGTAGCGTGTTCTCGTGGCAACGTGACGAAACTTATACCACTGTTGCTGCCGCAATGGTCAATACACAAACCATTGAAAGTGTAACATTGTTGGATGCTGACAATGAAAATATGTTGGCCACAGTTGAAGTATTTGATCCTTACAAGGGTCTTACCATTGACGAAGTGGCAAGATTCATTGACTACAGAGACGGTGTTGATCCTGCAATCTACAACACAGATGACCTGGGTTTACCTGATCCAGATGCTGTCAACGTATGGAACAATCAACACTTGGGTAGAATTTGGTGGGATACCAGTCGTGTTCGTTACTTTGAATACGAACAAGGCGACATCAATTATCGTGCCCGTAATTGGGGACAACAGTTTGACGGCAGTGAAGTGATAGTATATGAGTGGGTTCGTTCTGAACAATTGCCCACAACAGATGATGAACCAATGGCAAGACAAGACACCAGTAGTGGTGTTGGTGTTGTCAGATACAATGCCGTAGAAGAAATTGAAACCACTGGTGCCACTCGCATATATTATTACTATTGGAAAAAGAATGTTTCTGAGTTGCCGGCCAACAGCAGTAGACGCTACAGCGCCATTCAAATACAAACAGTATTAGACAATCCAGACGTTGCTGGTGTAACCTGGATGAGCCCCATTGACAGTAATGCGCTGATTATTTCAAATATTAGACAATACCTTACTACGCGAAACAGCGTGATATTACGCATTGAACAAAAAGACACACCAGAACAACAGCACGAAACAGGCATTTTGGTCAGCGAAGGCTTTACTGGTGACGTTGTTCCTGAGTATCTGTTCCGTAGACTTCGTGTAAGCCTGACAGGCCGAGACAATTTTAGAAAGTCATACCCGCTCAACACATGGCGTGAGAACACCGCCTATGAAGTTGGTGCTTATGTAATCAAGCAAGACTTCCCAGCAGAAGTTTCTGTGTATGACAGTTACAGCACACTGGAGTTGGCCATCAATGGCAATTACGGTGGCAGAGATATTCCCATTATTCAAGTGTTTGATGATGGTAGAGAAGAAGTCAAGAATGTGTTGCGTCCAAAGTTAACCGGAGATGATTTATCTCCCATTGATGAAAAACTGCATCGTGTGTTTTATGTGGCCAACAGAACAGTTAATCCTGCCAATGACATTGAGTCTCTTTGGAGAGTAGTGGCCAACGTCAACGGTGATCGCTTGGTTGTTGACTTGTATTCAGAAAACGAAGAAACAGCCAAACTACAAGTGTTGGCCAACAATCCAACAGCATCAATTGTTGAGGTCAACGGACTTTACATTTCTTCCACAGACTTTAGGCAAGACTACGTTGATGAAAAAATTGTGGTAAGTGCCACTAGTGCAATTATTCGAGGAGTTTTGGAAAGCAACGAATATCGTGCTGTGATCAATGCCAGCCGTCGTGTGCCAGATCCAAGGTTACATCCTCTACGTCGTTACGGCAACAACTACACAGTCATTCCACAAACATGGTTCAAGCACATTCGTGAGTCTCGCAGAAACTTTGTGAGAAGTGCCAATGCATACCTGCTAAAGATCAATGCAGTTGGCAAAGATCATTGGAATGCACACTTACTGACTTATAAACCTTTGTTTGGTCCATATATCAAGGACCTAACACCATACTGGAGATATGTTGATTATTTGGCCAATGGCTACCAGTATAACACAGAACAGTTTGTTATCAGAGACATTTCAGAAATGACAGTTGATGGCATTTATGGCATTGCAGACAGTCGTGGCGTCATTGACAAGTCCTTTGTCAAAACAGGCAACGACATTGCCTTGGTATATCAACGCAACGGCACCATTCAATTCAATGATGCAATCTGGGATGGTAGCCTAGGCGACGCTTGGGACATGGCTCGTTGGGATCAGTATGCCTGGGACGAAGACAACAGCGAAGTGGTAAGAAGTCTAATTACCGCATTGCGTGAAGACCTTTTTGTGGAAGATGATCTGGGCTACTTTAATCTATTCTTCTTTGACATGGTCAAAGAAAGCCTGAGACAAATCCCCAACGCAAATTGGGTGTCAAAAACCACCTATTTGAACATCAGTCAAGTGTCAACCAATGATCTAACACCTGTGGGTGTTTACTTTGATCGCAGAGATGTGTTTGTTAAAAACTACATTAACGAAGTTAAACCTTACCACAGTAAGATTGTTGACATTAACCAAAGTCTAAGTAGCAACGAAAACATCACAGTCAACATTGAAGAAACGCTGGTATTGTCCATTGAAGAAAATGGCACAACAACTGCTCAAACCCTGGCCGAAGGCGGCTGATAAAATGGGTTATAATTTAAGCCGCTAAATATCCACTATGAACAGAATTGACTTACCAGTTAGCATTGAAGGATTTGTCAAGATTATAGATCTTGACACTCAGCAAGTATTACTTGAAGGACGCAATGCTATCCACAAGGAAAATATGAGTGTGGCCATTAGCCAAGCATTGACCAATGGAAATGTTGTCAGTGAAATACACTTTGGCAACGGTGCTACAATTACAGCAGTAGATGGGTCAATTTCTTATCGCCCTGCTAATATTTTTGGTGTGGATGCAGATCTTTACCGCCCAATTTATTATCGTGTTGTTGATCCACTGGATTTTGACAACGGCGATCCACAAAACAACAACGTGCGTGTGCAACACATCAACGGACTTGCTTACTCAGACATAGTGGTTACAACCACACTTGACTATGCAGACCCTGGTGTTAACGGCACTGGCGGTGGATTCATTAAGAGTTCATCAACTGCACCGTTGGATCAACAGGCCACCAACGGTGCCATGCGCTTTGACGAAATTGGCCTTAAAAGTCGAGGAACCACAGGGCTTGATTCTGGTAAACTGTTGACACATTTTAGGTTTCACCCGGTGCAAAAGACTGCTGAACAGAGGATTCAGATTGTCTACACTCTAAGGGTAAGGGCGTAACCATGGGCCTAAAACTAAATAGCGGAATCGAGCAAATCGCTCTAAAAGGACACTAAAATGGCATATGAAGTTAATAAAACCGATGGTTCAATTTTGCTCAACATTCAAGAGGGCGAAGTTGATACCACTTATGGTTTAAACTTACTGGGTAAAAACTACCTAGGCTACGGCGAACTGATCGCTGAAAATTTTGTAAAATTGTTGGAAAACTTTTCCAGCACTGACGAACCCAACAATCCAATTCCAGGACAACTGTGGTTTAGTCTTCCTACCACTGCTGGCCAACCCAAGCAACTTAAAGTTTTCCACGGCAGCGGTGTATGGAAACCACTGGGACATGTATTTGTAGGCAGTGAGCCCAGCCTTGCTAATCGTAGCAAAGGCGACATGTGGTTTGATACTGCCAACCAGTCATTGTTGATTTGGAGCGGTTCACGTTGGATTCACTTGAGCAACCTATGGGGTCCACCAGGCCAAGAAACAGGCATGATTGTCAATGAGCCCATCAAGTGTGTCAACGGCAATCTTCATCGTGCCATCAAGTTTAAAGTAAATGGTGTGCTTACAGCAGTATTCAGTTCAGATGCCGCCTATACACCTGCACCTGCTGGTGAGCAAATTGACGGCTACGACTACACAGAATTCTGTGGTGGTGGCGATGCTGAAGGCGACGAAGGCGACTACAACGACACAGGCAAAATTGGCAAAGGTGTTAACCTTAATTCCAGCAGTGACTTTAAGATCCGCGGCGTGGCCATTGAAGCAGAGTTTGCTGACGTTGCTGAGATCTATGTTGGTGATGCCGCCTACGAACCTGGCACACTAGTTGGCCTAGGTGGCGCACAAGAAATTACTTCAACCAAGCGTGATGCTGATACCAGCATCTTTGGTGTAGTGTCAACTCGTCCTGCTTACCTGTTGAATGCCAGAAAGAAATATGTAAAGAACGCACTACCAATTGCTGTGGCAGGTCGTATTCCTGTCAAGGTGCAGGGTTCAGTGCGTAAAGGTGATCGCTTAGTAGCCAGTGCAACACCTGGTGTTGCAAGATCTGCTACGGAAGCAGATCCAATTTGGAGTGTGATTGGCCGTAGCCTACAAGATTGGGCCGGCGAAGGCATAGGCAAAGTAGAGGCCACGGTAGGAGTTCGTTAACATGGCCAGCGTTACAAGGTCTGTTAACTGGGCCCCGGCAAACGGCGATTTCACCGCTTACGTTGTAAGCGGGCAGTTTATTGGCTGGATTGGAGGAGTTAACCCGTCTGAATTTCAAATTTCTGAATCAGAGAAAGCCTTGTTTCCATCAAATACGGCAATTCAACAAAAGGTCAATGACCTTTTAAATTTTGTAAGAACAATTTACCCAGCGTTGCCTTCGTCTGCAGATGCTGAGTTTAGAAATGTAATGTATAATGAAGTGCTCAATGAGTTTGTTGCCGAGTTAAACCTTCAAATTGAATCGCGTTACGGAAATACACAGGCTTTAATTTTTACACCTGGTTATCCGCCAATTGCATCAGATAGAGCGTTAACATTTACACAAGGGAATACAGAATTTGTCAGAGGAACTCCAAGAAAATCCTCTATTCAATTTAGAATAACACGCGAACCATACAACGGACTCATTGAAAGTTGGCTTGATAGAGGACTAGCAGATTTAGAAAACGCATTTGTTCCAATCATTGGAAGACCTATAACTGCGTCAGAGATATCTCAACTACGAACTATACTTGACAGTTTAATTGATGTTGTTTTTTTATGGTTATACCCTATTTCAGATCTAGTTGATTTATATGATTTTACAGAACAAGACCTAACACCATCATATGCATTAACGGCTTCTACTAACTCAGTTACTGAAGGAAATCAGTTTACAGTTGATTTTACAACTAATCAAGCAGGCACATTTCCTTACCTGATCACTGGAACTGTAAATTCAGCAGATTTAAGCGGTGCGCCAATGTCTGGGTCTTTGGCCAATGGCGATAGATTAACATTCACAGTAGCCGCAGACTCTGTCAGCGAAGGCAACGAAACTTTTACAATCAAACTTCGCAACATCGTGCCTGAAGTAAGTGCTACTGTAACTATCACAGACACATCAACAGGTCCAGCGCCATACTACTACTTTGAACGTTCTACACCCACAGTTTTTGAAGGTGGCATCTTCACTCTGACATTTAGAACCAATCAGTCTGGCTACTTCAACTACCAACTAAGCGGAGTGCAAAGCAGTGATCTTGTCAGTGGTGCGTTCCTTGGTAGTGTGGCCAACAATGAAGTATTGACATTCAATGTTTCACCAACAGTGGCATTTCCAGGAAGTAGTCAAAGCAAAACTTTTAGAATTGACTTGACCAATGGTGCCGCATCATCATCTGTGCAGATTCAAAATAGCCTACTACCATCTGGAACACTGATTAGAACGGAATGCCGAGGATTTGACAAGTATGGCATTTACGCTGATGGTCTAGGTGGTGAATACGATCAAATGATTGAGAACAACAGCGCCGAGTGTGGCTATGTTGGTCCTCCTTCAGTGATTACTATTGTAAGCCGCGGTCAAAAGATTCAAGACGAAGTATTCAATGGTGTATTGTTATCAACTAATGAGTTGTTTGGTGATACTCATGCAGGTGAGGGCCCAAGTGCTGTGCCGGCTGTGCAGAACAATATTCGTTGGGGCTGGGGCGGCGAAAACATGCCCTTGGTAGAACGCGGTGAGAAAATCACAGCAGATTTGACCAATGAACTGGTAAACCGAATCAACATCAGCACACTACGCACAGCCAGTTCTGATCAAGAACTTGTTGTTGTGGCTCGAGGTGAAAAAATCACTGCTGAGTTCCTTAATACTGCATCAACATTGTTGACAGGTGCAAGAGAACTTCGCAACACAGTTGATCCTGCTTTTACAGAGTTGTCAACACTGGGCACATATCCTTCAGATACCGAATGGCAAAATAAACTGGAAATTGTGTTGGAATATGCCTTTGGAGATTTTGGCACCTATGAAAGTGCTAGACACTTTTTCAATGCTGGTGGAGATCTAAGATTTGCACTGGGATTGGCCAATGGTTACGGCAACGGGTATCATACTTGGCGTTGTATTTTCCAAGACATGGGCACCGTTCGTTTTAACATTGAAACTGCCAACAGTTTGAACACTCGCGGTGTCAGTCAAACTGTAGGATTCAGCGAACTAACCACAGAAGAACAATTGCTTTATACTAGCCCAAGTGGATCTGGTGGTGGTGGCTATGGTGGTTATGGCGGCTATGGCGGTTACGGAGGCTACGGTGGCTATGGTGGCTACGGTGGCTACGGTGGCTATTGTGGATACGGTGGCTATGGAGGCTATGGCGGATATGGAGGCTATGGTGGCTATGGTGGCTACGGCGGCTATGGTGGTTATGGTGGCTATGGTGGTTATGGTGGCTACGGCGGCTACGGCGGCTATGGTGGTTATGGTGGCTACGCATCAAGCCGAGCCAAACTCTACGGTTACATTGACGGAGAAAAACTAATTCTTCGTTGGCTCTTGGACAACAGCGGCCTAAATATTCCTGTGCGCGGTGACCTATCATTGATCACATCCATGGTGCATCCAACCACAGTCACAGAAGGTTCAGTGGCTCTATCAATTCCTGAACCATTGGTTAGTATTAAAACCAACTGGCAAGAAATTTAACATCATCTAAGGTTTGCAATCCTAGTCCTGCGGGCTATAAATAACCGCGTATATAATTCTAGGATTTCTACATGGATCAACGACTTAATGATGCCTTGGCGTTTGCTAACTATCGCTTGACGCTACAGATACAGCGCCAAAACATCATGGCCAGGGTTGAAGCGGCCCTGCTTGTATCACACCAAAATTCAATTTTTCGTGCGTCACCAGAACTCATTGGGTTTGTTGATGCACACTCCCGCTTGTCCAAAGAACCATTGATTGTCAACGATCAAAGCGACAATGCCATTATAATTGCAAATCCACAGGAATTCATTGAGCAATTGATCAAGGCCTACGATTCAGCAATGGTTCTAAAAAATCAAGAACAACAGCGACTAAAGACAGCCAGAAATCCTGCTAAAATTGTGGGGTTGTAAATGAGCAGTCGCGGATTCATGATGTTTGCCTACAACAACGAACAGTTGGATTATACCCAATTGGCCATTGTTGCGGCCTACGCAGTTAAAAAATACATGCCCGGCATGCCAGTGGTGTTGGTCACTAACCAAATGAGCGTGGACCAGTGCCGCGAACGCCACGGCGAAGAAATCATGCGAGCCGCTTGGGACGACATTGTCATGACCAATCCTGACTATCAGCAGAACATTCGTCTACATCACGACGGTGCCTACAACAGTTTCAATGCACAGTTTACCAACACCAACAAGCACGATATCTACAATCTTTCGCCCTTTGACGAAACCATCCTTATTGACACAGATTACTTGTGTGGCAATGACAATCTAGCCAAACTGTTTGGTGGACAGCACTCGGTGGCCATGTATCGAGACGCTATAAATCTACGCTGTGAAGAACCCTATACCACAGAACGTTGGCTACACTATGCAGGTATTCGCATGTGGTGGTCAACTGTGGTCTACTGGCGCAAGAGTGAAGAAGCACAACATTTCTTTAACGTTTGGTCCAGTGTAAAACAACACTGGGAATACTATCGTTATCTCTACAAGTTTCCAGGCAGTCTCTATAGAACTGACTATGCGGCTTCAATTGCCGCACATCTCTGTGATGGCTGGCAAGATGGCGGATTCATTGGCAGGATTCCTTTGCCCATGCGCTATCAAGACCAGCGTGACGATGTGGTCAAAATCCTAGGCCCCAACCATTGGGTCATGCTCAGCAATTTGCCCGAAGAATGGAAAAACGTTGCAGTGGAAATCCGCGGCGAAGATGTTCACATGATGAACAAGAAAAGCATCTTACGCAACTATGACACTATCATGGAGCAGTTGGCATGACTGTATATGTTATTGACAATGCCAACAATCCAAGATTATTTGATGTCACGCAAGCAGACATCAAATTCCACAATCCGCATCTAGGAGCAGAACGTTTGCCGGCCTACAGTGATCCTGCAGAACAGTTAAAATGTCTGCAGAATTTGCCACTGGATGCTGGTGATATTATTTGTTTTGCTGGTATTGCTCTCAGACGACATACTTGGCTCATGAAAGACATTGCTGTAGAACGCAGTTGGAATCTCATGCCGGGTCAGACAGTTGATCATAGACTAGTGCCCATCGAAGCAGGAAAGACTTTTAAGCGGCGACCACAAGACATGAACAAACATGTAGGATCACCATATGTAATGATCATTGGCAATCCATTGACAGCCGTAGAGTCTTGGTCAATGATACAGAATTTTGCACCTGAAGATGTTTGGCCACAATACCTACCAGAACAGCCAACCATACATCATTGGCTCAGTGCCACTGCGGCTTTGTGCCCAGGCTGGTTGACTCCAGATTGGTTTCCAGTTGTTGACACCAGTGTTAGAGATTTAGAAATTGCACCAGTGATGTATGCCAGCAATCATTGGACAGATTGGATTGCCTTTTATCCAGCCAACGGAAACTTTAAACTGGAAAACCACAGCCAACTTTATCCTGTGTGGTTAGACGAAACAGAAAAACCATTGGAGTATTGGCACAATGAGTGAAATTATTGATGATGGCATTCAGTTTGAACTTAGAAAACGCAAGAAAACTGGCCAAGACTTTTGGACAATTTACTATAACACCACCAACGGAACCATTTTAAACATTGAACCAGGTCAAATGCAATCTCCAGAAACCCTGGTAATCAGTTATGTTAGAGTTAAAAAAATTCTGTCAGGTCAGGAAAATCAAAACAACTATCGCATAGACTACAATGAAAAACTTGGAGCACTAGATTTAATTGATCTTAGAAAACCTCAGGAATACAAAAAGAAAAAGCAAAATTGGCAAGTTTGGCTTAGCCAATCAGAATTCAGCGGAGATGCGTTTGCAGATCTACGAGCCACCCTGTTCCAAGAAAATGGAATGCTACGCATTGAAGCCAGTAGAGATTGGGGACAACAAACCAAAGAAAATCCCAACAGACTCAAAGACTTTGAGATTTACTTGTCAGACGTTGAAGATCCTCATCTGGTGTTTGGCTTTAACAATATTCCTACTCAAGAAATCATTGAAAAGGGATTTTGGGAGTGTAGACTTTGGAGTTTTATGGATCACGGTCTAGTGCAAAATATCTTGTATCACAATCAAAACATCAGACTAAATCTTCCCCCTGTTGCTCGATCAGTTTCATTTAAAAGATCCAAACAATACTTTCCTTTCAGCGGTATCATTGATGATCAGACACTCATGAGTCATCCAGGGCCTGGACAACACATCAGCATTTTTGTTAAAAACAACTCTGTCTGGGCGCAGAGTCATTATGAAAAAGGTTCAAGTCTTGACAACATAATTGGAAACCTTCGTGCAGGACTGATCTGGCGCGACGACCCAGATAACTTTCTTGGTTGGGTTGAGTTTCCTGCTTTGATGTTGAGACAACCTCAACCATTTGAATTGATCAGTGATTGGAACGATCCACACCCACCAAATCTATTATATAAAGCAAACAACATAGACATTGGAGTCTTACAATGAAAACCCCTATCAGTGAATTTGATGTAGTGTTCATCAGTTACGATGAACCTAATGCCGACGAGAACTGGGCAGACTTATTAGAGAAGTGCCCGTGGGCCAAACGCAGTCATGGCGTGTTTGGTAGTGATGCTTGCCATAAAGCCGCTGCCAAAATGGCAGAAACAGAACGATTTATCAGCATTGATGCTGACAACAAAGTGCGTCCTGACTTTTTTGAATTAGAACTTGATTTACACAAGTTTGATCGCAGTGATGTATTGTCTTGGTCAGGTAAAAATGTCATCAATGGCCTAGTCTACGGCAACGGCGGTGTTAAACTTTGGCCCAAGAAAGTTGTAGAGCAAATGAGAACACACGAAGCAGTGGATTCAGGCGCCGGTGCTGTTGATTTTTGTTGGGATATTCACTATCATCAACTCAACAACATCTACAGCGATGTCTACAATAACTCAACACCATACCAGGCCTATCGTGCAGGATTTCGTGAAGGGGTGAAACTTGCACTACACGACGGTCGTCCAATGGATTGGCGCCAAATCAAAGACAAGAATCACTACAAGAATCATCGTAGACTCTTGGTGTGGATGAGTGTTGGTGCCGACGTTGACAATGGTCTTTGGGCCATGTATGGTGCTAGATTGGGCTGTTATCTAACCAACCTACATCGCGGCTGGGACTATACCCTAGTCAGAGATTTTGAATGGCACACTCAGTATTGGAACGAAGATGTAGCACCAAGATTTGCCGGCGGCAATGAACGTTGTGTGCGTAGCAATTACACCTGGGACAGAGAAAAACTTCAATCAGAAATTGTCAAACTTGGTCGCGCACTCAGACAAGATCTAGGACTTGACATTGCCGAACTTGACGACGCCGGCAGCAAGTTTTTTAAAGCCAGTTACTTTAATCCTCATAGACTTGGTCCACTAGTCAAAGAATCTGATGTTGAACAGTTTATTCTGGAATGATCAATGCTAGATGTCTTTTTTATTTCCATAGGTGAGGCCAATGCCGAAGATAACTGGAAAAAGTTAACACAGTTACGGCCAGATGCCAAGCGTGTGCAAGACGTCAAAGGCATCTATGAAGTTCATAAGACTTGTGCAAAAATCAGCACCACAGAAAATTTTTGGGTAGTTGATGCGGATGCTTGGGTTCTCAATGACTTTGATTTTGCTTGGGAGCCAGATACCAATGTTCGTCACTGGAACGTGCCTGAACCCGAGTGTGTGTTAATTTGGCGCAGTCGCAATCCAGTCAACGACCTTGAATACGGATACGGCGGAGTCAAAATGTTTCCAAGACAACCGTTTATGGAAGATCGTGCCTGGCACATTGATCTATCAACAACCATTGGATCTGTCACAGTAATCAAAGATCAACTCAGTTGTGAAACGCGATTCAATGCCACGCCTGAAAGTGCTTGGATTGGTGGATTTAGAGAGTGTGCTAAACTAGCATCATTGACTTCGGTGTGCGGTCGTATTCAACGTAAAAATTACAGCATGATGGAAGAATTAGAAGAACTAGAACGTTACATTGCCACGCAAGACTGGACAGCAGAACAACGCACAGCCTATCGCAAAGGTAAAAAGGCTGTTATCATTGACAGTTACAAATACGAAACAAACATCTACAATTACTTTGGCGACATAGAAACAGCCGCTGATCGTTATAGTGCTTGGTCACGTTACGGTTGGCATAGATACAACGGGCAGTATGCAGTATTAGGTGCTCAAGCAGGAGTCAAGTATGGATTAAAGAATGCCAGCAACCTGCAGGCAATGAACCAAATCAATGATTGGAATTGGTTACGACAGGAGTTCAAAAAACATGTCAATGTTTAAAGTTAAACCAACTGCTCAGAGTTTCAAACCCAGCAATAGAATGATTCGAGACATCCCTGTGGTGTTTTTAAGTTTTGATGAGCCCAACGCAGATCATCACTGGGAATTGTTGCAAAAAGTAGTGCCACATTCCAACATTGCCCGAGTGCATGGAGTCAAAGGATTTGATGCCTGCCACAAAGCCGCTGGCAATGCATTTCCTTGGAGCGACTATGTTATCACTGTAGACGCTGACAATCAAATTGATCCTGAGTTCTTTAACAAAACTGCGCCACAGCAGATCACGTTAGGCATGACTTTTACCTGGGGCGGCCGCCAATTTACCAATGGCTTGATGTATGGCAACGGTGGACTCAAAATGTGGAATCGAGATCACTTGTTGAACATGCGTAGTCACGAAGCATCTGACAACGAAAGAGATGCTGTTGACTTTTGCTGGGACTTTCAACAATACAAAGAAGTTCCAGGTTGTTATTCAACTGTTTATACCAACGGCAGTCCTTATCAAGCATTTCGTGTGGGCTTCAGAGAAGGTGTAAAATTGTCAATGGAACAAGGACAGGTCATTGATCCGGAACGAATCAGCAAAGACATGCATGCCGCTAACTTTCAACGATTGCTGACTTGGATGACTGTGGGTCGAGATGTAGAACACGGTGCCTGGAGCATGTATGGCGCCAGACTAGCGGCCAAGATGTTGTATTTTGATGATTTTGATTTTACTTTGATCAGAGATTACGATTGGTTCATTGACTTTTTTGAACAACACAAAAACAAAGAAATTATCACTGAACTTACCACACTGAGTGTAAAATTGCAAGACGTGTATGGATTCAGACTTCCTGGGTTTACCGCTGATGAAAGTCGCATGCTCAAAATGCTACAACTGCATCCTGAAAAACCTTTGACCTATGAAGATGTGCGTTGGAGAACCAACTTGGGCATGTTTGGATGGTTCAAATGACAGAAGAACAAATCTTAGAAGCCAAGATTGCCATCCTCTATTTCATTGAAGAAGCCTGCGGCTATCGTCACAGTCTGCATTGGCTTAGACGCTGGATGGAAAGTGGTCAACAAAGCGACCTAGAACATCTCATTATTGAAATTGGTCGAGAAAATTTCTACGACTTCAAGCGGTTAATTCAAGCAACGCAGGGCGACAATGATGCTCGTTGGGAGATGATGTCAATTTTGACTCAACGTGGTATCATAGTTCCTGATGAATGGAAGCCAGTGCGCGAAGAAGAAGGCTCGTTACTAGAGCAGGATATAGTGTTGACCTCAGCACCAGAAGCAATGATTCACAGTATGCAGTTTGGTGAGCAGGATTTTAATACTGCTATCGGCAACACATGGAACGTGTTTAATTGGATTCAAGAAAACAAAAAAAATTATCCTGAACTAGATCCCATTGGGATCTTGGCCTATGCGATGGAAAAACTTTACAACAGTCAAAGCAATGTCTATGAAGTGTGTTACTTTATTAGAATGCTGTTGGGCAAAGGCACACTGATAGAAAATACCATCAATGAAGACCTAGAACTTTTTGCCAAAAACGTTGGCAATTATTTTGCTGACCAAGAATGGGTAACCAAAAATCTCATGTTGGCTATTCAAAATGGTCCAGAAGAAAACTGGAAGGATGCGCTCAGTAGAAACCAAGTTAAAAGTAAAATTTGGTTGCTGGACAAACTCGAAAGCACTGGCTGGTTTACACAAAAGCCAACAGTGACCAAAGAAAATCCCACAATGGTTTTGGTTGGGGGTTGGGTTGGATTACTGCCTTTTATTGCGGCAGTTCGCAATCAAAAACTAGGTGCAGTGATCAATGTTGACATAGACGAATCAACACATTTGCCAGCCAAGGTTTTAAATGGTCAGCACTACACTGAATTTAGAAATCTAGCCAAAGACATAAGAACACTTGACTTCAACAAGTTTAAAAACTTTGTCATAGTTGACACCATTGTTGAACATTTTGAAAATCATGCAGAATGGATACAAAGTCTGCCCGCAGGAACCAAACTTATATTGCAAGGCAACGACATGTTTGATGTGCCAGACCATGTAAACTGTCATCATAACTTGGATGAGTTTGTTGACACCTGCGGCCTAGCCAAAGTTATTTGGCAAGGTGAACTTACTTTGCCAGGTTGCACAAGATTTATGGTAATTGGCACAACATGAGCAAATTAAGATATTATAGAACAGATGCCAAAATAGATCTAGAACGTCTGCTGGTAGAAGCCAATGCCTTGGCCTGGGACGATACAATCAAGCAGTATCGTCCTCAAACTGCTGTGCAAAATGCCGACGGCAACGAAGACTACCTCGAAGGCACAGGATCAAAACCTGGTCAAACAGACGACAAGTGGGCCAATCTACGAAGCGATTTATCAAACACTTGGTGGGAAACATTTTTTGCCAGTTTGCCTTGGCGTGTGTATAGAACCAGAATCATGATAATGCCGCCGCGTAGTTGCTACAGCATACACAGCGATACCAGCCCCAGGTTGCACATTGCGTTAAAAACGCATCCGCAGGCCAAGTTCATTTTTACCAATCCACCAGAACTAGTTCATGTTCCTGCTGACGGATATGTTTGGTGGGTTGATACTCGTGAGGAGCACACAGCCATCAATGCCAGTCTGGAACCACGTTGGCACCTGCTATTAAGCCTGGTAAACACACCAGACCATTAAACGGCTACATAATGACATGTCACTATATGTAGAAATTTCCAATGCTGAAACCTTTGATCGCCATTTACCGGCCTACGAAACCTTTTTGCGTCGAATTGCCACTGAATCCGGAGAAGAAAACAAAGTATTGGTCAACATGGGTTGGGAACCACCCAGTGGTCTATTGTATCTGATTCAACCAGAGCGAGATCGATATCGTCGATGGACACAAGGACAGGGCGAAATTGCATTGCTCTACGATAAACTCACTGGCGGTATTGTTGGCATCAGCGCAGTAGAGCATAGTCCACTCAGCGACAACATCAGTTCAGGTGGAAATCGTTGCTGGCTACAACGCGAATATAGACTCAACAACGAAGTTTCAAAACATCTGTTGGCCAGCAACTTTGTTTGGACACAACGACAAAACAAAATTGGCATGATGCTGACATTCAATCAGTATAACAAAGGCATCTACGACATTATTGTTCATAGAACACAAGGTAAAAAGGTCTCCATTGGCAAAGTATGGAGCAATTGGTGGGACGACTGTGTGCCTATACAAAAGAAAATTTTATTACACAATGTTCCACAGTGGGCAGTTATAAAACCCAATGCAGACCGGAGTATGATCCACGACGAGGTCCAAGAACTAACAGAACTATATGGTGTTGACGAATGATACAAAACACACTTAACAATCATTTGACTTATTGGTATAATGATGATGAAAACCAACGTTGGCGCAAAGACCCCAACGACTATACATCAATGCGTGTTGGTGGCTGTAGCAGAGCACCCTTTTCTGCAAAAATTGAATGGACTAGAATTGCACGGCTACTGATTGATCAATATCCTGATCTCACAATTTTTATGAGCGGCGGCCTTGACAGTGAAATTGCACTTCGCTGTTTTTTGGCCGCAGGCATTAAACCAAAACTTGCAACCATACGTTTCCCTAATGATAAGAATGCTTATGATATTGCTCCCATGATTGATATGGTCCAGCGAGAATGGGGGTTAGATGTTTCTGTCATTGACTTTGATCCTGAAGAGTTTTGCCTGAGCGGAGAGTATCTAGCAATTGCCGAAAAGTATCAGGCCTATACATTTTACCAACAGATTTTGCTCAAGGTTGCCGAAGACTATTCTGCGCCAATGATCACTGTTGATGAAGTTGAGTTGGAAAAACTGCCAGCAGTCAACTACGACACTGGCGAGGTCATGTGGCATTGGACATTTTTAAAGAAAGAAGACCAAGACGGTGTCTGGAGAAGATTTGCTGACAAAACAGGAATACCAGCGTTGAACAATTTTTATACCTACACACCAGAAAGCATGTTGGCATTCCTTAGGCTACCTACCACAGCCGCCCTGATTCGAGATCAGATCCCGTTCAAGTTGAGTTGGACTAGTAGCAAAATGAAAATTTATTCAGAGGCCGGGTTTAAATTTAGAATGCGACCCAAATGGCACGGAATGGAAAACTACATGCACTTGTGGGACTTTGTGAAGTCAAACCAACCCACTAGTCTATTAGGATATGGCCCTCAATCTTATACAATTCCAGCACTGGAGTTGGAAGAAAATTTAGCAAAAGGAAGAATCAGCCAATGCAGTATTCTATAAAACCATTAGATCACGACCAAATTGGCGCGGTAACCAAACTAGCCAATGAAATTTATAACGGACTAGATGAAGACAAGTATCCTGACTTTAGAGTAGGCTACGATATCAATGCTGAAGAAAATCGAGAAAAATATTTTACTATGTTCATGCTTCCTTCGCACTTTGTTGGCTTTAATCAGCGAAGAGCCTATGGCGTGTTTGACGATAATGATAGGTTAATTTCAGCCGTTGGTGTTAGGCGCTACGATCATTTTCCATGCTGGAGTCTAAGTTGGTTGTTGAGTCCAAAGATTGGTGCTAGGTTTATTCCATTGTTTAGATTCATCGTTGACGAACTTTGCAAAATACATGAAACCGCAGGATTCAATGAATTGTTGGTCACTTATCCCAGTTCCAGAGAAGAAGCCTACAGTAGAATCATGTTGTTCATGCGTGAACGTTATTTTACATTTGTAGAAACCACTATTCCTGCAAAAACAGTCAGTGCTTTTGGATTTATTCACGAACTGTCTGGAAAAACGTTACACCCGCACGATATCAATCTGAGAAGATACATACTGCGTAGAGAAGATATGACCCCCGCTAGTGAAGGCGGACAAGCAAAAAGAAAAATAAAACAAGACAATGATTGATACTACTGTAAAAACCTGGTTTGCTGACCAGTGGGATTTATATGCCAAAACTCGGCAAATTCCTTACATTGTTGCACTATGGCTTCCATATCATATTCTTGGCATTGGTGCTATTTTATTTGCATTGGCCACTGAATGGAGTTGGTGGTATCCAGTATGGGCTGTTTGCGGCTGGATTCTGCTGGACGGCGTAGGCAACAACCTAACACTACACAGATTCCTAAGTCACCGCAGTTGGGAACCCCGCAAGTGGATGGAACCTTTTTTACTTTGGGCGGCAACAATGACTGCCGAGGGCTCACCAATTTGGTGGGCGGCACTACATCGCGGTCATCACCATAGAGTCAGCGATCAAGAAGGCAAAGATATCCACACACCTGTGGGCAATGGATGGTGGCACAGTTACATGGGTTGGCAGTTTAGCATCAAGCAAGACTCAGTGAGTTTCCGCCATGCAGTAGATCTATTGCGTGATCGTAGGCTGGTGTTTATTCACGAAAACTACAACAAGATCATCTACGGAACTTTGCTGTTGAGTTGGTTGCTGTTTGGTTTGACTTTTACCATTTGGTTCTTTATTGTTGGCGCACTGATGAGTCTACACGCTGACGGATTGGTAAACACATTTGGACATGTGCCTGGTGCTGGTTACAAGAACTTTGAAAACCGTGATGCCAGCACCAATGTATGGTGGATTGGTTATTTTCATTGGGGCTCAGGTTGGCACAACAACCATCACAGAGAGCCCAGCAGTTTTGATTTTGGTTCAACAGTCAGTGGTAGAAAGTTTGAGTTTGATCCTTGTTTCTTGATAGTATGGCCATTTGCTTCTACAACGGAATTAAAGAGGTTGTGGAGCAATCGTAAAAATGCTATACTCAAGAGACAAGGAACATCAGCATGACTTTACGAACAGAGATTGATTTTGAGCAAGACAAAACTTACCTTCCAGTCCTGGATCACGGATTTGTTGGTTTAGTTGATCACATGGGATCTGATGCGGCTATCGTGCAGGCCGCTAGAGTCAGTTATGGAGCCGGCACCAAACAAGTGCAGGATGACCGTAACCTAATTCGTTATCTAATGCGGCACGAGCATACTACGCCATTCGAAATGTGCGAAGTCAAGTTTCACCTCAAGTTACCCATCTTTGTGATGCGACAACTTGTTAGACACAGGACAGCCAGCCTAAATGAATATTCCGCTAGATATTCTGTTATCACAGATGAATTCTACATACCTGATGCCAAAAACCTCAAGCCGCAGAGTTCAACCAATAAGCAGGGTCGAGAAGGAGAACTCGACAGTATCGCATCAAACCACACCATCTACGATATGCGACAAGCATGGGATAGTAACTACGAACTCTATGAACGCTTTATCAACGACTTTGGCCTGGCGAGAGAAACTGCTAGACAGATCTTACCGGTGGGTGGATACACCGAGTGTTATTGGAAAGCAAATCTAAAGAACTTTCTGCATATGGCACGACTTCGTATGGATAGTCATGCACAATGGGAGATACAAGAATTTGCCAGAGCCATGTATGCATTGGCTCAACCATTGTTTCCTGAAGCCTGTCAAGCATTTGAAGATTATCAACAAAATGCTGTCAAATTCAGCGTTCAAGACCTAGCATTACTCAAACGTATAATCAACAGAGAACGTTGGTTTGATTTGGAACAAGATTTTCGTGACGACAAAGGCATCGCCAAATCTTTTGGCATGAGTCAGCGAGAAGTCGTTGAGTTCAAACGAAAGTTAAACTTGGATGCTCTATAAGATCAGCGATCAACCTTTTTTGAGATTTGACCAGCATCTAGATATTCCTGGATTGCTGGATCTCAAAGAAGAACTTTGTCATGCTTTCACTGAGGCTTGGTTAGGGCTTGGCAAAGGAAACCAAGCATTGCCATCAGTGGCAGGCCATCCAGCCAATTGGCCAAATAGCAACAACAATGTTGAGGAAGTGTATCTTCCTTACTATGAGGGACAGGAACTGGCAGGAGCACTACATCAGACTCTCAAAGACCAGTCTGCTCCCGGGCATGCTCGTGTTAAATCTTTTGTAGAAAATGGTCACCCCAGTTACGCATACATGTTTTTAAAATTGTTGGGCAATAATCAAGGCATTGGCTATCAAATGTTTATCAGACAGCCAACAACCAGCAATTATGCAGAAAAGCATCTTGCAGACAAAACCAAAGATTCATTGTATTATGACAGGTTTATTTTTTTCCTAGATTGGGTTAAAAAGCAAAAAATATTTTCTGAGATTGGTCGCGTGGTCGTCTTCTTCAATGACCAACATCAGTTTTGCCTAGTGCATAGAGATCACAATCAATTCAATGTAGTAGAAAATCCTGATGAGTTTGTTTGGTTCAATGTATTTCCGGATCGCAAACGTTTTTATGTGCTAGATGGTGAAACCGGAGAAAAGCACTACTTTGACAACCATGCAATTTGGTTTGACACAGCAAACTGGCACGGCAGTGATCCTTGTGCGTTTGCGGCATTTACAATTCGTGTTGACGGAGTCTTTACCAAGACTTGGCGTAAGAAGATTGGATACAAACCAAAGGTCACAGAAGAAAAGAAGGTTCCTAAGAAACCTTCTAAGTCTAACAACATGTGGAGCCAGGCTAAGGATTAAGTTCTTTAGTGGCAGTTAAAACACCCTGCTCGTTTTCCCACAAGAATCCCCAGGCATTGTTGTATCTGGTAATGGTAGGCAAACTAGGCCACTTGGTTTTGTGTAGCAGGTAGTTTTGATTGGGCCAAATATCATAGATCAGTTTCTTTGCTGGTAGTTTGTAACTGGCCCAGGTATCTCCTAACTTGGGTTCTTTGGTATATAGAGCCCAGCGTTGAAATTCTTCTGTATCAAAAAAGTTCACAACCTGACGAGCCATTGCCACGGCCTGTTCCGCAGTAGGAGCATGCATGCTCATACGATACTTCACAGCCTGCCACTTCATGGTAAAGTTTAACCACCATAGAAAGTCGTGATTGGAATCTAAAGTTATAGGACAGGCATTGACTAAATTGTAAAGCATTTGTTCACGTTCATCTCTGTGCTCTTTGACTTTGTCTAAGAGCCAAACTAGACTGCCAGTTGCCCAAGGATTATGGATGTCATTGTAGTTTAGTGTAGAGTCCATGTAACTCTTCAGAGTCAAACTACCAAACAAGTTATCAGCACATTCACCGGTGACACACAGATAGCGAGGATTTGACACAATATCATAAAATCTGTTGCTGTTGATCAAGCAATGGCCAAAGTTTGGCAAGATAACCTGTTTAAAAAATTCAGGGTTTTCAATCTGACTATCTTCGTTGAATGCCAACAGCACACGGTCTTTGACATCGTCCCAGTAAGGGCTGGAAATTAGTAAGCAAACAATTAGCGTGGAATCAATGCCGCCCGAATACATGATCACTAGTTTTTCGAGATCGCTGTATTTGAAGTTGTCAATGATTTCATTCATGCGCTGATTAGCACAGGCTTCAAATGACATAGCCAACCCTGGTGCAGGCATTGGACTGTTGTTGTGTATTTCAATTCCTGGCACATTTAGTGTGCCAGTCCTATCACTTAAACTGATCCAAGGATTAAACATTCGTAAGAAACTGATTTCTGGTGGATCAATTTCTTGTGCAATGTTGCTGTTGATCAAACGGTGTGGAATATAATAGAGTAAATTCATTACATTAACATACTCAAAAATGCATCTTCGTCCATAGCGGCTCTTGCCTGGGCAAATTCTATTTTGTTTGAGGCACAACGAATAGCCTCTTGATGCTTGATACGCAGGTATTCAAGTTTTCTAATCATGTCTTGTTGATTCATTGATTTGACTGTGATCATTCTGGCAGCAACTTCTAAGTCAAGTCCTGCGGCATCAGCATAGTCTTGAATGAATCCAATACTTTCAGGATCACGAATACCTCCCAGCACAGACCAGGCCTGTTGTGTTTTGTATTGATAGGCTTCTTGTTGCCACGGCACCACATCAGTGAATCGTTTGTAACCGTGAGCAATACGCTGATGAAGTTCACCAACTAAACTTACTCTGGCTCGTAAGATCAGACTGAGTTCTTCAACCTCTGTGGGTTTCTTGGCACCAATCAATGATGTGTTTCTGGGCCCAGAAAATTTAATTTTAAAGTCAACATTGTTGTTTTTGAGTTGCTGGTATTCAACATCGTCGACACCATAAATTCTACAGATGGCTCTAAATTCGCTACCGCAGGCACTTTCCAACAAAGACAAACTTTCGTGCCAGGCTAAAACGTAGTTGTCGGCCGTGCAGGCCAATGCTATCCAATTCATTTATTCACCTTAGTTGTGAAATATATAGTCAATGTTATTTGACATATTTTACCGACCAAATATATCTGGAGTGAATCTAGCACTCAACATCAATCGGCGGTGCTCGCGAGATTGATTGATCACTTGGTGTGGTATATCAACGCGGACTACAGTAGGACGATCTACTATAACGGATTCAATGACTCTGGGTTCTTCTTGCCAGTTCAGTTTTAGATACTTTAGTCCTTGTCCATTGGCAGTTTCGTCAAGATTAAATTTGCCACCATACCAAAGCATTTCACCGACTTCGGTGATTGGCAAATTCAAGGCCCAATTGCTGGCCCCAATTCTTTGAGCAGTGAAACCATCAACGTGGAGTTCTTGAATATTTTCAGGCGACTGTGCAAACACAATGGCACTTTTGATTTCATGATCGTGGCCTGTGATTTTCTTGACCTGATTGCAAAGCATAGAACCAACCCAAGCCAACTCTTCGTTTTTGAGAATATAAGATTTTTGGCCATCAACGTCCGGCATCAAGTGCTGGAAACGAACTTTGATCATGGGCCAGGTTACAATGTCAACGTGTTTGTATAAAAGCATGTTTTTATTTAGTCGTGGTCAACAATCATATTATGAGCATATAAATACCTGGATGGAGAGTTTAATGGAACATATCGTAGTCTTTTTTGCATGGACACTTTATCTATATGTCATACACAGAGCGATTCACGCAGTTGGAGTAAAATATTTTCCAATAGCGTTCCAGGCGCATGCAGACCATCATAGATACATCAACACACATGCTAAAACCACCTGGCATTGGAACAATTTGTTTTTGTTCAATGATACCTGGATGAGCACACTTGACTTATGGATTACTGAAGTAATACCCACCTTGATCTTTAGTTGGATAACTGGCTACTGGTGGGTCAGCGTATTCTACTACTTCTGGGCGGCATTTGTTCAAGAGATAATTGAACACAATCCAGACTTTGACATGTATCCTGTGCTTACAAGTGGAAAGTGGCATCTGGTTCATCACCGAGATACCACTGTCAACTTTGGCCTGTTTGTTCCACTATGGGATAGGCTATTTGGAACCTATCGCCGTCATGTTGGTTGAGTTTCAAACCTTTTAGAACTTCCTGAGCGTTCAACCCAATCGTAAAAACTGTTGATTGATTTCTTGGGATTATCTATTTCGTGCTCAATGACAACAGGCCAAATTTCAAACCAATGTCGAGTCACTAGACCTTTGCTGGCGCCATATGCGGCATTGGTTGGATGAAATTTTAGTTTAATGATGTTGCCAGGCATCACGTAACTTTGGCTGGGTCCATTGATAACACCGTGTGCATCTAAGTTTGCCCATGCATGCTCAATGGCATTGATAAACTCTGGCACTTTGAACTCTTGGAACAACTTCCATTGACCGCCAATGTATTTCCAAACACTCATAACAACGTGTCTGCCTTTGTAACTTAAAGTATCAATGAAGATAGTGTCTTCTTCCACTGGCAAGTTTAGGTAAGAACTTTTGCGTTTATCAATGTATCCAGGTATGTTGACATTACATAGTGCAATCTGGTCATTGATAGATTCTAAAAATTTGTGGCCTTCTTGATCCCACGCCACAGCAGACATAATTTTTAAACTGCGGTCCCACTCTTCTTTGGCCAAATCAATGATTCTAACATTTGAAAGATCTGCTGGAACTGTGCCGGATTCTAATGTTTGTCCATTGGTCAACAGCACAGCAACTTCAGAGTTTTTGACTTTAAATGCAGGAATAATTCTAGTGGCTATTTCTGATGGATTGATAAAAAGAATTTTCACAATTTTACTCTTGATTAAAATGTGTGGCTAACAAGGCACCTACGAATCTCGTAACTCTGGTTTTGATAAGTTCGCTGTTCATCATTACTTCAAAATCAACGATGCGATCTAGGTATTGTTCTAACTGCTTAATGCCCAATACTTCCTTGCTGGTTTTAATTTCACTTAACTCTGCTTGCTTAAACATAAGTTCCGTTCCGTCGTCTAGATAAACTTTGATCCAATCAATGTATTCTACCGGCACTTCCTCTACATGGATTTCTCTCAGCATATCTTCAAAACTACGATCCTTTTTTCTAATACTCATCCTTTGCTCCAAAAAGACCGCAACCTAGAACTCCATCGTTCTATTAGGCCGCGGTTGTCACTTTTGATGGTCTCCCGCGGCCGCGCTTTGCGGGTTCGTCGGGGACCGTTACCAAGTTTGGGACTGCTTGGTCCTTTGGGTCAAGTTTCTCTGCCTCCTCACGCAGACGTTTGGCTTCGGCTTCAAATGTTCGCGCCTGAGACCTAAACTTGTCAGCAATTTGCTTGTCAGACAACACACCTGGTGGGTTTTTGCTTTCAGCAAGAGCCTGTGCTTCTTTTGGTGCTTGGTTGATTAAACGCAATTGTGAATTTAATTCAGCCAGGTTAATTGAAACACTGGGTTGCGGAGTCATCATAACTGATTTAGTTGTGACTTTTACCAGCCAACCATTTTGATGTAGTGTGTTCAGCATGTTGGTGCCGTCTTTGAACTTTTGTCTAAACAAAAACTCACTGACTTCTGTGCTTTCTTGAGCGGTTGTGCTTTCAATAGCGGCTATGAGGTCGTCGTGGAATTGTGTTGGTAATGCTTCGGTCAAGACGATCAATGCATTTTCAGCGTCGCCTGGAACTTCTCGAAAAACCACAATACACTTCTTACCTTTGCCATCAACACCAACGTGTTTAATAAATTTTGGCATAATGCCTCCTTATGTTTAGTTTGTGCCGTCAACAGGTGTTGTATCGCCGGGTTCGGTAACTTCTGCACCCTCGACACCTTCGGTAGTTTCGTCGGCGGCAGGTGCTGGGGGTTCTGCACTCTTGATAAAGGTAGTCAACTTGTCGTAGACATCACCAATGATCTTCATCTCATTGGCACGAAAAGCGCCGCGCTGGGCGCCAAGTTCGATAGCGCCTGCGGCTACCTTAAGATCTTGAAGGACTAGTCCTTGCATTTTAGTTCTCCTGTTTTGGATTATGGACATGTCACTATGTCCTCGGAGATACTTATAGTCGCAAAGACTCGGGGTGTTGGCCATTGCGGCCAAAAATAAAGCGCACCTGGTGCGCTTTATTCTACCAAGTTACTCCAAACCCATCCTGTAGTGGATTCGTCATCTGGTGATCCTTTTTGTATTATTTGTATATGGTGCCACCCGTCTCGTGTTTCAAGTATCTCAACTGTAGATCCTTCATACAGCACAGACATGATTGGGTAACCCATTCCTGGACCAGTGCGTAGATTTGAATCTACAGAAATTTTACCAACTGCGGTATACTCGCGTTCTGTGGGTTTAACCATCGATTCAATTTGTGCTGGTGTTGGTGTTGTTGCCATCGTCACAGATTTGACAACTTTTAATTCAATGGGCTCAACATCTTTCTTGACAGGAAGAGGTCTATGATTCTGGCAAGTGCTGATTCCGGGTTTATAAAACCAAACACAATTGTAAAAAAAGGAACCAACGTGGATGGAAGTCAGTAGCACAAATGCAAATGTCAAACAGGTGACAAAAAAAGGACTGTGCCCAAAACTAAGCATCAATGTGCAACCATTTTTGGTAGATAAGGAACGGAACGAACTCCGTGTAGTTGTTGCAGGAGTTCACGAGCCTGCTGGGCAGATTCGGCCATGACTCTGACTGTTTTTTCTTCTCCACCCGGTCCAGATTGTCGGACTGTGGTTTCAAACATTTTTAAGTTTTTCATTCTAGTATCATAATAAAGTGCTCTGCGAACCCCGGTGGTAATTATACCGCATCAAGCGCCAGGAACCCCCAACACCATCACGCACGGCCTCCACCCACTCCTCGACGGGTTCCGTTATCGCATTGCCAGCGGCCTTTCGGTTCAAAGACTACCACCCGTGGCTGTCACACCACTTCTCATCCTGCGGGTCACAGTATCCGGAGACACCCGGAACGTTCATTGCCAACTAGTTACCTACGATTGGCAGGCACATAATTGGCAGTAATGCCAAACGGTGCAGTGATATCTCTGCTACCATGCACAACAAACAGGGTATCGCAGTAGTCTGGGTCACCCCAACTACCACAAGGATAGCCGTCTGTGAACATCACCAACTGGTGCGGATGGACTTCATTGTCCTTCATCCACTGCCATACACATTCAAATGCAGTTCCACCACCGCCTTGGATATTGTATTCGCCCATGTCACGACCATCATCGCTGGTGAATTCGTCTTCGTTGTAGACACTGGTATCAAAGGTAATGATACGAACCTTGTAAGACGTAAACTGATCCAGAGAGCCTTGCACCATACCCAAGAAGTCTGACAGCATGTCCTCGCCAATAGATCCAGAAGCGTCTAATGCAACAACAATGTCAAGTTCCTCGCCAGGCAGTTGACCGGGCAGGACTGCACCAGTATGCCAGGCCTTACGATTGGGACGCATCCAGGTGTAGTCGCTCTTGAGCGAACCACTGAACTGAATACGAAGCAGATCCTTCAAGTCCATTACAGGTGCAGTAATGTCTTTGACCAAACGCTGGATATCGCCTGGCACATTGCCAGCACCTGCATTCTTTGCGGCCTGAAGCACAGCCTCACGCCATTCGTCACGCAAGGCCTTCTTTTCCTCTTCAGTCAAAGGCTTCATCTTAGGACGACCCTTGCCATCCTTGCTGTCATCTTCGCCCTCACCCTCACCGTCACCGTCACCATCAGGGTCCATGTGCATGTCCAGGGTCATCTTAATTTCTACAGCATTGGACATGAGTTCGTCATAGACTTCGTCTGCAGTCTTGCCAGTGTATTTAGAGTCCAACAAGATTGGCACCGCTTGAATAGCACGGCCAATGCCTTCGCGAACCAACATGCCATTGATCACATAGTCGCCAGCCATGTTCCAGACCTGCGGATTACGATCACCGCGACGTGACATGTGATCAAAAATAATGTGACCAAGTTCGTGACCAAAACCAAAAATTAGTTCTTGCTCGTCAAGTTTTTGGATGAAGTCGGGATTGTAGTAAAAAGACCTGCCGTCAGTGGCCAATGTAGGACACCAATCGCATTCTTCCAGTTTGAGTCGGGCGGCCAAAGGACCCCAAAAAGGATACTTCAGTAGCATAGCGACACGAGTCTTAATCAACTTATCGCGGGCGGACATCTTTGACATGGTGGCTCCTATGTTTTCAGCGTATGTATCTATTATAGTGCAATTTTGGACTAAGGTCAACCATTTTATTTTGGCCCACACAAGTCCCAAAGCATGGCAACTTCGGGGTCTCTGAACCAAATGGTTTTGCGTGGCACATAGTCCCAATCCAATCTTTTTAGGCCTTGATTTCTGGCCCACTCGGTAACTTCACGGATCGCTTGGCTCTGCCATGGGCGGGCAGACCAGCCCTTCCTTTGTTCGCGGAGCCACTCGCTGACATCGGATGGTGTTGGAGGCCGGTCTGCCCACTGACTGTGAACGTCTGGCCCATACAATTGCTCTACTATGGGCCATGGGCGTTCTCTATGCATACTTACTCATCTGTAAGCAGGTTGGCATACCGCTTGAAGAAATCAGGGAAGTTCTTCATCTTCTTGCGATCAAACACAACCTTGTAGTTCTTGAGCACGGTGTGAGCACCCATAATAACCATTTCGGGTTCAAAGTTCGCCATCATAAAGCCCAGCCAGTTATCGGCACTTTCATTGAAAGTGTCAATCTTGCCAGAACGTTTGGCGTCTTCGTAACGGCTACGAAGTTCGTAGCACAGGCTAGTGACCAGAGCGTAGCCAGCGGACACTTCCTTGGCACGGAACTCCTTGACCTTACCATTGAGCACATCTGCTGGGTCAGGCAAGTCTGCGGCGTGCTTACGATGCGCCATGAACTTGATGGCCATACCTTCGCCAACCAAGCCAGCCACCATGTCAGTGTTGGCAGAGTCAGGCAGGTTGTCATCCAGCATGTCAGACACGAAACTCCAAGTGCGCGGAGTAGCAAAGGCGCGGTCGTGTTGCACCGGATCAAAATTGTAGAGGTCGCCCTTGAACTGCTTCAGGAAGCCCACCACATGCGGATGGATCTCATGGCCAAGAGCCCAGTGCTCCCAGTCTTCAAAGTCCACACGGATTTCCAAGTGCATGAACCGGTTAGCCAGTGGGCTAGGCATACGATAGGTAACACCCTTATCGCCCATGCGGTTACCTGCGGCAATGATCACTACATTGTTGGGCAAAGTATATTGGCCCACCTTGCGGTTGAGCACCAACTGATAGGCCGCGGCCTGAACAGCCGGCGGAGCAGAGTTAAGTTCGTCAAGGAACAGGAACACAATGTCGTGTTCTTGTGCAAATTCCTTGCTGGGCAATTCTGAAGGGGTAGCCCACTTCATGGTATTGTCGCCTTGACTGTAGTAAGGGACACCTTTAATGTCGGTAGGATCCATAAGGGCCATACGCAAGTCAATTACAGTAGAGTTAGGAAACTCACTGGCAACCTGGTTCACCATGTCGGACTTGCCAACACCGGGAGGACCCCAAACAAATACCGGGCGGCGTTTTGCAACGGCACGGCGAAGAATTGGCTTGCACTCGCTGATCTTAACGGTGCGGGTTTCAACTTGACTACGATTTCCCATGGTGGCTCCTTCAGGGGGTTGATGATGTTTATATTATAGCAAGGCAGGGTAGAAGTGTCAACCTCTACCCGCTCCTGCTACAATTAAGAGGCTGTGGCTTCCTTAGCGCCAGCAGGCTGGACCTGAGCAACAAACTCAGATGCGTCAATCTCAGCCTTAGTCATAGGCTTGGGCAGTTCCACAAACTTGACGTCAGTGCAACCTGCGCGAACAAGAGTGCGGGTTCGACGCTTGTCGTTGGTATAACGCAGAGCGCCACGACCCTTCTTGTCTACGGCATAGCCGACAAAGGCAAAGGTCTCGCCAGCGGCAACAGCCTCAACAGCGGCTTCGATGGACTTAGCAGAAACGGGCTTGGACATAATGTAAACTCCTGTGAGTGTGTAAAATGTAGCAGAACCATTCCGCTACAATATCTACTATACTACAGACCCAGATCCTTGTCAACCTCTTTTTGGTTCTTGGGTTTGCGCTTATAAGCCTTACGGCTAGCCTCAACCCTACCACGGAACGGGCTATCCGCATCGTAGAGTTCTACGGCACGGCGCTTGATCCTAGGAAGTTTGACAGTGATTGTGGTCCGCTTCATAGTGTGTGTATTATGCCCTATTTTGACTCAAAGGTCAACCCCTAAATGCCAAAAAAAGTGTTGTATTTTTGCAACACGCTAAGTCATTGATTTTTAAGGGTTTTTTGCTTAATCTGCTAAGTTGTTGATTTTTAAGGGTTTTTTTGTTGTAAAAATGCCACAATTTCTGCTTATTTTTTGTGCAAATGTAGGTCACGGACTTGACGTAGCACATGGCTCATAGTAGTAAAATGCTCGCTAACCAACTCTAAGGTTGTGTCAATTGGTCTAGTGGCCACGCTGGCCATGCCAAATGCAATGGAGCCCATGTCTTTGAAATAGTTGGGCGAGGGCCAGCGCCGTTGTTTGAACTCCCAAGCATCAATGAACAAGCATTCTTCTCCTACATTACGAAGTTCTATGCGCTTGGTTAGGCCAGGTTTGGTTTGTGCCGTCATCATTTTGATTGCAATTGGTTCTTCCCACACATCTGTTCGATCTATGGTTCTTGCAATAGTATGCACAAGGAACGCTTCAACATCTGGAACCAAATAGGTCTTACTAGCACCTTGTGCTTCCATGACCATTTCCCAACCGGCACGAACATATGGTTCCCAATGCTTCATGCGGATATTTATTCTAGGTGGTAATAATCCTGATCTTATCGCGGTCTTGTTGACTGCGGCATTGATTCATAACACAGGCAAAATGACTGGCGGGCGGTTGCCAGTCTGGGTCAAATACATTCCTAGGTTCGCTCCTGCCACCACACTGGCTGTAAGACACAAACCCTCGAGCATTGATCTGCATCCAGTCAACACCAGCATAACATGGCTTTCCTGTGTAGATAGGATCTGTTGAATTGACCGTTGCCAGGCTCACATAGTTGGGATCTGCTTGACCTGGTAGCAAGGGTTCTGTGTTGTCCTGCCATATATCAGGACGGCCATAGATACGATTAACATCAACAAGATCGTATTCTCTGTGTGGTTCACCGTCTACACCACGCAACATCTGCTCTTGACATTGATAGCCAAGACTACGGAAACGTTGAACATGTTCTCTTGACTCTGTGATTGCACCAGGAGCCAATGGCACAGTGATGGCTATTTGTATATCTCGGTCTTGACTTTCTTCAAATATAAAATCAAACACCTCGTTGTTTTGCCAAGGATGGTAGGTCAGTTCCAAACGATCAATTAAACCCAGTATTGGATAGATTCCAAACCAAGTGTCATCGCCACTGGTTTCAAGACAGATGCTGGCAGGGCGAGACTTTATCTTTTTTAGTAAAGTGCTGAGATGAGGATAGTGTAAAGGTTCGCCCCCTCCCAGTGTCCAGTGTATCTTGTTATGATGTTGATAGTGTGCCTGTTGTATTTTTTCAATAACTGTTAGATATTGCTCGACTGTTTTATCTAACGCACCATTTTTAAACGCTGAAGGGCAATAACTACACTGAAATGTGCAGTAGCCATTGATAGTCCAAGCAACTTCTGAATGTGCCAACTCAATCATGCGGATATTTATTGAGTGGTTTAAATTTTACCTTGCGCTCTGCGGCTTAAGCCGTCAAGCCAAAGAACAACGTCATCGTTGACTAGTCGTATTTCCATGGCATCCTGCTCGCCAAATACACGGAAATAGCCATTGCCAAAATAGTAAGGCCAATCTAAATGATCTTGCAAGCC